GTCCTCACCGGTGTCTACAGGATACGACGCTAGGACAATGTACTTCTGGCCCCTCTTGAGGCCGAAGTACTCGGTCCTCGCGGCCTTCCACAGTTTGCACCCGGCCTCCATCTCAAAGTCGACCTTAAGGCCGTCTATAATCATTTGTAGTAAGGCGTTGTCATCCGTGCCCGTGATCTTAAGAAACGCTTTAATCTCAGTCAGGGAAACTATATCAGTGGCCATATCTTTCGTCCTTTGTTTAAGAAGGCGGACGGTCGAGGGACCGAAAAAGGAGTAAAAAGCTCCCTACTCGACCGCCCACCTTCAACTCTACGGGTTGGCAGTCCCCCGTTATTAGCTCTGCACCGGAGGGTTGTCTGCCCGCCCCTTCAGTACGATGGCCCCAAGGTAACCGCCCGAGCTCGTGTTGGTAGACACGATCTTGATGCGGAAGTACCTCTTGCGGCACCTGACAGCCACGGTCACCACCTTGTTGTCGTCGGCTGTATGATCTTCCCAGTCAGGCAGCGAACCGCCTATGATATCCGACGACGCCACAGCGGCTTCGTCCGACATGTCAGACTCGTCGCCGTGGTAGAAGTCGTAATCGTAATCGCCGTCAGTCAGGGTTCCGGAAAACAGCACGAGCAGGAGCTCGGCGAATCCGAGGGCGTCGATGGTGGCACCAACCGTGGTGGTGTCGCTGGCGATATTAGAGATCGGTACATTAGAAGCCAGCCCGCCTTCGGGATAAAGGTCGTGATAAAGTGATCCAACAGAATACATAGTTAAATACCTCCTTTAAAGTATATATGCTACTCAAACACCACGACCTGAATAGAATCTGAGGCCGTGAGGTCCGTGGAGCCGCTTTGCGTTTCGACGATTTTGAGTGCGTAGTAGTTTGAGTTTACCTGCACCCATGTTATTTTGCAGTTTGAGTATGTCAGCGGCTGGCCGTTTGTGTCCTTTACGAATAACGTCCAAAAGCTAGGCGCCGAGGTCAAAGGTACACCCCCAGCGATGATTGCTCCATTTTCCGCGGTAGTGGTAGTCACATCGCCGGAGGATACTGTGTACTCCAGCAAGTGCATATGGTTTTGCACGTTGTCCGTTTCCCCCTCCGCACTGGAGTGTGACGCAGTTATATTGCCGCCTGTTTCGGCTAACGTCCAACCGTCGTTTATTGTTTCGCCAACCAGCCCAACAACATCAGTCAACAGAATGGCGTCAACTCCTGGAGCCGTACTCCCGTTGACGGCGGCCACCAGTGCGGTGGCGCAATCTGCCGCGGCTTGCGAAGCATTCACGTCTACCTGGATTGCCCCCGTGGTGAAAGCACTGTTGGTGTCGAATTCAAAGGCCGTCAATCCGATTGTGACGGTGTCAGCATCGGCGCACGCACCAGTGAAGTCGACGTTTGCCACTCCAGGTGTCCCGTGCCTGTCTACAAGGTAGTTCAGCGTAGAGCTGTCACCTCCTGTCCACCCGTTGAGTTGTCCTAATTCGACAGCGCTTCCGCCTGTCCACCCGTTGAGTTGGTTTAACTCCACGGCTCCGACGGTCAGGCCGTTTAACAGATTCAGCATGGTCCCTGTTCCGCCGGTCCAGCCATACAATTGGTTCAGCTCGACCGCGCTCGTGCCGGTCAAACCGCTCAACAAGGTGGCCTCGGAGACGCCGAACCCAGATGCGAATAGTCCGTCGATGGCATTGATGTCGTCGGCCGTCGATGTGACGGCGGTATCTCCGAAGTACAGCGTCCCGTAGGTCGAGTTGATGTACAGCGCTCCCGTAAGTGCCCCGTAGGAGTTGCCTATACGCCAGTCGTCGTGCGACTCCATGTAGTTACCGGTGTTAGTGGTATAACCGAGTAGCACCACCGTCATGAGTATGCACACCAACATGGAAAGTGTAGCGGTAAATATTTTGTGTTTCCTTTTCATGTTTAACTTCCTTTTAAGTATTCACGCGTACGCGCATTAGCTGTGGCAGCGGTACTTGATACCAGCATTGGGTTGGACCAGCGTGCCGCCAATCCGCCAGGTCCCAGAGATGCGCACTGTTCCGGCCGCGTCCATGACGGTATCCACGATCCTTTTGAATCCAACAACCGTACGTAGGCCGACATAATACAAGGAGCGGTAGTCGGCATAGAAGATTGGATAGGCGTCGGACGCTACGTCGGACATGTCCTCTGAGAGGATGTAAGGCTTGCCGCAAATGGCGGCGGGTGTGGTCTCGAAACCTGGAGCCCAGAGGAAGTTGCCGACCGAGTCCTTGAGAATCCTGATCTTGCCAAGGGTTGACAGGTTGAACATAAGTTGCGCGTTTCTCTTGTACTGTTTCTTGAGACTGGACTCGACCATCTCCACGATGGTGTCCGCCTTGAGCGCGTTGCTGACGCTAGAGTTCTTGGTGGTAACGCTGGCATTGGTTAGGATACCCTCGAGCTGGTTGCTGCCCGAGCCCTGACCGGTGATAAATTCCGCGCCAATCTTGGCCTCAAACGCGTCCCTAAACTCCTCCTTGATCTCGGTTTCGAGGTCGAAGTCACTGTCAGCGATGTTTTGCTCGGATACGTCATCGTAAGCGTAGACCTCGGGGAGCTCGATCTTGACTATGCCCCAGGCAAGGCCGGTAGTCGCAGTTTTGCTCTCGGATTCGCCGCGCCTTCTCGCGGTTACGGTTCCGGTTTTTTTCCTCACAATGATTTGGTTCTTTGTCGTAGCCCTCACCTTGGCGATGCTAAGCACGGGCGTGATTTCACGGAGCTCTTTGATAATGAAGTTGGTGATGTCTGGGCTGGCGAGGTAGCCGCCGGTAGTCGGGTCATTGATGGTCAGTACCTTTTCCTCGTCTGTGAGAGCGAAACCCTTGTCGACACCACCCCTTATCATTTTGAGGAATGCTTCCTGCCTCGCGTCCACGCACCCATTATTGTAGTCGTCGACTATACGCTCGTAGATTTCCTTGAAGGCGAAGTCTTTACGCTCGAATGGTATCTGGCTTCCCATGCCGTTGATACCACGGTTAACCTGCGCCTCGAGCACCTTGATCTGCTCCTCGAACGCCTTCTTCTCGGCGGTCGCGGCGTCGATCGCTAGCTTAGTCTCCTGGATCTTCTTGTCGAAATCGCCAAGGTCCTTTTCGATCTTCTCCATTTTCTCTTTAGCCACAGGGTCGTTGTACTTGTCGATCCTATCCGAGAGGTCCTTGACCTCCTTCGTGTTTGACACCCAAAGTTTTTCCTGTTCGCCTATGAAGTCGGCGAGCACTTTCTCTTCTGTCATTTTTATTTCCTCCATTATGTTTTGTTACCATCTCTTCTGTGGAAGGGAGGTTACACGTGTCCCTTCCTATTTTTCACCCGGGTCCAGCCCGACGCTGGAGAGGTACCTCTTATGGGCCGAGGCGAGTCGGCGCATGTCCACCGAGTGCCTGAACTCCTCTAATGCCCGTTGCGCGGTTTTGGTGTCGACGTTCTTGATGCTGGTCAACACCGCCTGTGGGTTAGCTATCATCGTCTGTGGTCCGAGTGTGACCTCACCGATCCTGACCTCACTGAGCTCCCGTACCATCCTCGTACCCTCGGCCACGTACTTGTACTGTATGGCTCGGAACGAAAACGAGAAGCCGTCTATGATGCCAAGCTTCATTAAGTCACGTACATTGGCGGACAGTTGTATGCTTTTGAGAAGGAAACCTGGTGCCGCCTTCACGCCTTGTGCCGTCTCCTTGAGGAATACACCACCGAGAAACGTGAGCGTGTCGTGCATGAGCATTAGCGGGAACGCCTTCTCCCCTCTATGGTCTATCGTCCTCTTAAAAGACCCTGGAAGCAGGCGGTCGTCCATGCGGTCAACGTTCTTGTACTTAGCCACCCAGCCATTGAACTCCCACCTATCGTCGGCCTCCTTGAACTCCTCGGGGACGAACGGTATGGCCTTCCTTTCCCATTTCATATTACCTACCTCCTAGTACTACAGCTTCGTATGGCCCGCTTCTCTCTACAGCCCTCACTAACAGGCCAACTGTGATGACCGTAACCTTAGTAAACTTGACACCATCAGTAATCTGACCATCGTTAACTGCTCCACCACCGATCTCGGCTACTCCATTGTCACGTATATCTTCGAGCATCTCCTTTAAGGATAGAATACCAGCATCAATAGAGGTAATCCCCTTATCGTCAATCTCGACGACTGCTACTGTGTCCTCGAAGTCGTTGATTAGTACCTTCATTTTTTTATGATCCCTATTCCGGTAAATTCCCTGCCTTCGAATATGGTCTTTTTTATGCTGTTATACAAGTCTGGGAATAACCTCTTTAATTGTTTGCCGCCGCCGACATAGTCGGCTATGGCCTCAGAGAAAAACTCTGTTTCGTTTGAGACTGAGTACCTGCTTATGAAAGGTGCGTCATCCTTTACAGGTAGATCCCAGTACCAGTTTATTGAGTCTGGGTTGTTACGTGTATCGTATATCCTTTTATACTTGCTTTGCACGGCTTTTACTTGTTGTCTATACGTTTTTCGTACGATCCTGCGCAGCTCTTTTATTTCTGGAGAATTTTTTACAACCTTCCTTATTGGGTGTGTATAGCCTGAGAAATACCCAGTAACATTGTATGCGTGATCTATAGCATGCCCTATTTCGTGATGGAATACTTCTCGATACATCAGCATCCTTCTATCAACGGACCATTTGTTGTATGTTCCCCAGTCAGTCAACTCGGATATGCGAATGGACCTACCTAGGTAAGTACTATCAGCCACGCTATAAAAACCAAGGTATTTATTGACATCTTTGGCTAGGCCGATATCGGCTTTACTTAATTTCATAATAACATTCTTTATGACACCGTCACCAAGTTCGTCGACCCATTTACGCACCTCGGTCTTGACGGTACAGTGCGACGACACCTTGACCTTCTTGGCCAGTGCCTCCGCCACCAGTTTGTCGTGCTCTGCCGCCTCTTTGACGAGTTTTTCTATTGGCTGAGCTACTGGTTTGGCCTTTGTCACGATCTTCGGTGGCCCGATCTTCACCCCTGGCCTCCATTTGTACTTCTTGGCCGCCTCTTCCAGCAACTCCTTCGTCATCCGCGGGTTCTCAAGCACCGCCAGCAACTCCTTGCGCTCCATTTGCAGCACCAGGTCCTCCGGTAGCCCGCGTTTGATTAGTTCTCGTTGTGCTTGCGCTTTTGACGTACTGGCCAGTCTTTTGGGTTTCCACGGGGTCTTTCCTAACGTGGCCTCTGTCACGTTAATACCTCCGCTAGTTGTGGTGCCATATCCATACTTCTTGGCGGCCGCCTCCATGAGCTCCCTTGTAGACGACGGGCTGCGCAGTATGGCTAGAAGCTCCTGCTTGTCCATTTGGTCGACTAGCTCCTTTGGCAGCCCGCGCTTGACGAGCTCTGTTTGCGCCTGCGCGCGCGATGTGCTTCTCATCCGCTTGTCCGTCCACGGGTTAAAGTTCAGCGTGCTGTCAGGCACGCCGATGCCGACGTTGACCATATCCTCGTTGGCCGCGAAGTCGGCGGCTGTTGGCTTGTCCAGTCTCTCTTTCGGCTTTTCCCTGCCTGAATAGTCGGCGGCACAACCGCATCCAGGGTGCGCTAACGGGTGCAAATGGCCACTACTGAACGGCTTGTTGAACGGGATCCACCCGTTGAAAGCATTACCTTCGCATATCTCGCAGACCCTCTTGTTGCCACGAGTAGACCACCGCTTTTTAGTCCACTCCGGCATGCGGCCGGCCTTGATGTCTGCCTTGACGGTCTCGTGCCTCGAGTCATTGCCCATTTGTAGAAGTTCGGTCTGTGATATCAGTTTGGCCCTGTATCCGATCTTGCGCGCCCTCAACTTGGCTATAGCGGCCTCGGCCTTCGCGGGCGGAAGGTTATCCCTTATAATTGCCGACTGTTTCTTGAACGCGGATATCTGTCTTGGCTGCATTCCTATAACGTCCTTGAGCTCCCTGCGCAGTCTAGCCACCGACGTGGTTGAGTTCTTTTTCAGCACATCGCCTATAGCTTTCTTGTCGACGTTGGCTAACTCGGTACCTATCTTTGCCGATCTTCTACCGACGTATGAGTCGAACACCTGCTGCATGTCTGAGTCGGCTTTTTGCCCCTTTAAGGCAAGGGCTCTCGACGTTGCTCTTTCCCACGCCTGCCACCAGGCGACTTTGTGCCCCTCGTACCACTCGATGTATTCCTTTAGCCACTTGTCGTATGGCACCTCTCCGCTGGTGACTATCCGACCGACGTCGGCAACGCGGGCCCTCCACATTGAGAGGAGAGCCATTCTAGGTAGTCTCTCAAGGCGGGAAAAGACCCGCGTTGCCATTGTGTCGGCCGTCGTCACCTCTAACCTCTTTGAGGATAAACGCTGTCTATATCAATCCAACAACCACGAGTATTGCGGTTTGCAGGATTGTTTCCGGGGCCATGGAGATGTTGGACACCTCCGCCGTCTTTTTGACCGCCTTAAAGACCTTGCCGAAGGGGTTGCCGTCGACCTTCAAAGCCTCTCTCACACGAGCAGCCGCTATAACAAGTCCTATATTTTCAAGTGCATCAGCGGCCTCTTCCCACGCTTTTACATCTTCTTCCATTGTATTCCTCCTTTTGTTATGCTTTACCATGCAGACCCTTTGTTCGCTCGTAAAGAGCCTTGTGCCACATCTCATTGTGGTAAGCTTTGTCCCAGACCATAAGATCGCCCGTTAAGCCTGTCGGAGTCTTCCACATCCCGAGGTAAGCGTGCAGCGAGCCAAAAAACAGCACAGGCGCCACAGCTGACCCGCCCCCTCCAAACACACTCGTGTCCTCTGCCAGCAGATCGCCGTTGACAAAAAGTTTAATCGCGTTGAGCGACCAGACAACGGAAATCATCTGGGCTTGATACGCAGGCCACGCTGGAATGTTCGCTTGAGCCATACCGCCCGTCACGCCCTCTCCGTCGTTCGACATCTCGGCCTGGAGCTTGCCGCCCGTACTCTGGATGGAAAGGTAAGACGACGGGTTCGCGTTGTAGGGTGTGATAACGACATACAACTTGTCGACTCCATCATCTCCCGCGTAAGCGGGACAGTGCCACCACGCCAGCGTAATCTCTCGCGGATTTATATTAATGAGAGAACAGGGATTAAATAAAACATGGAACTCTTTGGTGGCGTCGTCCCAGACCAGCCCCTGCATTCGCCGTTCGATCCCGCCATACTTAGATGTAAAGATAGGCGTGCCCGCACCGTTGTTATAGCGGTACGACATGTCCGCGTCGCTCCCTTGCATCGCCTCCATGTTATGTCGCAATGGCAGGTACAATGCCGGCGACTGCATGCTCCTCTTTCTCATGTCGCCCTCACTCAGGTAGCCCCACGCCTATCACGACGGCCGCGTCTGCCGGGTTAGCATCTGCTGCCCCTATAGTGACCTCAATCGAGTCCGGCAATTCCTCTTGGTTATATACGCCGAAGGCGTTCTCGCCATACGTCAGCGTCTGCGGGGCCTTCGACCAGTTGAAGAAGTTCGTGATATCCGACTGGTCAGCCGACAAGTTAAGCTCTGCGCCCCTTGCCGAGTTCATTCCTGCCTTGACGGCACACGATATGAACGGGTTAGCGCTGTCCGTGTTGTAGATCCACACGAACAGCCTGGCCCCCTGACCCTGCCACTTCGTCAGGTCGATGTTGTCCGTCTTTTTAGTAGCAGTCGGGATATTTTCGTAGGTCTGCTTGCAGACGTTGTGTGTCCTATCCTCGAACTCCTCGTAACCATAGTTGATGTCGTCTGTGAAATCTCCCGCCATTTTTCCTACCTCCTATTCCTCGTCATCTTTTACGCCTGCGCCCGCGTTGAGCGAGGCCTCGCTTAGAGTTATCACCTCTTTGTCGACCGTAAGCACGTCAGCCATGGAATCGTCGCTGTCTTCCCAGTCAAGCTTTTTCCTGGCCTCGTTGCGGGTGGCTATACCGTTACTAACCAGCTTGGTGCACGTCTCAGCCAGTTTGGCCCAGTCGTCCTTAAGTACCTTTAGCAAGTCCTTTCTTGCCTTTAAGGATATTTCACCTAAGTCAAGTATCTCCCACGCGGTCATGGCCTCGCAAAACATCGACATGGCCGGGAGCACAGCCTGCTCGTACAGCACCCGTTCAGCCACTTCAAAGTTCTCGTACGTCTTCTGTGCGCCGATCAGCTCAGGTGGTACATGGTAGACATTTGCTATCCGCACGTCCGCGTCATGCATCCCCTTGAGCCATTCGATATCTGCTGGGTTGAAGCCTAACTCGTTGAGCGTAACACCTGGATATCCGAACACGATCGGCTTGCCGGCGTTCTTACTACCAGCATACTTTTTCTCTATACGCTCTTCGATATCAGTAATTTGGTTTGGTTGTAAACCACCAAACTCCTCAGCCGCTCTTGCGTCCACGCCCACCCAGTAGTCAGACCTGCCCTTATTAATCGTGAGCGATAAATTCCACTCCATCCCCTTGTTCAGCAGGTCGATATTTTGTGCGGCCGCCTTGAGCGGTGACAGCGGCATGGTGAAGTCCCTCGGATTGGGGAACCAAGTATAAAGCACATGCTCAATCTCTACGGGCTTTACAGACCCGAACGGCGTCCACGTCATTTTTTTTATCTCACCGTATACCGTGTTACTCCACTCCACAGCCAGTTCATCTGGTACTATTGGCCAGAACTCGTAGACCTCACCGCTCTTTAGCACGTTTGTCCAGATCGCGGCTTTACCTCCCAGGAGCAAGCATGTAAAGTAATACCTTAGCAACCACGCTTGACTCATGTGCTTATTGGGACGCTTAAACCTCTTTATAAACGGATGGCCGTCCACAAGAGAATCGTTGGCGTCGTAGGCGCCTAGCAGGAGGCGACTGGCGGTTAAGGCGATTAGGTCGACGCACTTGAATACGGTCGAACAATGCTCGAACCCCTCCCTTGACAGCGAGTTGAAGCTGTCGGCCGACCAGGATACACCGTCGTAGTCGGTAAAGTCACCATCAAATATGGACTTGACCTCGGCTATTTTCCTCCCGCTGTCAGGCAGCCTACGCTGTAGGCCGAACATTTCTAGTATACGGTCAGTCGTCGACATAGCATATAGCCCTCACATTCACTCCCCCTACAGCCTCGTAAGCGTTGTCGACGTACTCGTAGACTTGGACTTGTATAATCTGGACCTGTACGTAGCAATTGAACCCCTCAATATCCGCGCCATTCCACGTCACAGAGTACTCGCAAACCACGCCTTCGACGCCGAGTGCCTCTTGCTCGCTGTAGGTTAACACCCACTCTAGCTTAGCCGCTTGGACTTGGTGCTTAACATACAACGCCGGCGCCTTAGCGGCCTCAACGGTCCTTTCCTTCATGGCTGGCGTGCAACTAGAGAACGCGATTACGACCATGAGCATGACTACGATCCACAGCAGTTTAGGTTCGTCAATCATCTTCATTTTAATCCTGTCAAGCATCTTTATCCCCCTCTTCTTTCTTGTCTTTAGGTGATGATATCAGGCTAACGCTGCTGTACTTTGTCATCCACCTCACTGCCTGCGTCACCGAATCCACTATGTCGTCGTGTTTACCGTCCGGGAATTGCTCCATTTCCTGGAATACCGGTGCTAGCCAAGGCGCGCTCTTCGGCATGTGGATCCTCCCAGCTTCGAACCTGCCGCTCACCGCGTCTGCCCGCTGCACCTTGTCCGCCGTGACCTTGATGGCTATAACCGGCATGTCCGAGGTGTCCCGCAATTCATGGATGATGTCCCTGCCGCTCGCAGCACGTTCCACCAATACAGCGTTGCACTTGTAATTGTCCTGACAGGCCAGCATAACCTTTCTCAGCACAGGGAACGTCCACCTCCCCCTGTATACGTCTATCAAGTAGTATCCAGTGCCGGTGTCTCCCCACACCGTGCCGACTGTCCAATCAGCCCTCGAATGTTTTTCGAACGCTGTATCCCAAGACGACACTACACGGTTGAACTCCGGAGGATCCTTTAAGGAGAAGTCTTGCACAACCCATTCTACCTTGAGTATACCGCCTTCCCCCGCCGACGGCGTCTGCTGGTATAGACAGTTGAATGACCGCGGGCCGATCTCCTCCCGCCTTCGTGTTAGCCACTCCTTCGAAAAGCGAGACTGCCATAGTGCGTCTCCTGGCCTCCTCGGATCCAGTGCCGACGGCTCCACGTCTTGCAACGCCGGGAACCTGTAGATCTTCCAATTCTCTTCTGGCCACTCCCTTAATAACCACCCTACCAAGTCGTCGTAGTGCCAGCGCGTCATGATTATAACCATCGCACCATCCGGCGTAAGCCGCGTCAGCGCAACGTCCTTGTACCAGTCCTTTAATTTTTCTCTGTAGACCGCGCTGTCCGCTTGCTCTCTGTTCTTGTACGGATCGTCTATGAGAAAGCACTTTGCTCCACTGCCTGTTATACTGCCGCCGACACCAGCCGCCATGAATTCCGAACCGTTCGTCAGTCCCCAATTGTCTGAGGCCCTCCCATAAGTGCTGTCCAATCCGAGGCCGGTTATATCCGAGTATACGCGAGACGCACAGTTGTTCCGTGCCTTCTTGCTGAGCTTGATCGCTAGGTTGGCGGCGTACGATGCTAGAATCATCGTGCTGTTGTCGGTTATTTGCAAGTAATATGGCGGAGCCTTCGTGGAGCATAAGTCGCTCTTGCCGTGGCGAGGAGGCAGCATGACGAGCGCACGGTCTGTATTCCCGGAGACGATGTCCGTAAAGATGTCACCTATATTCCAATGAAACGGCTGCGGATCATACAAAGGATCCAGTAGGCAACCCATGCGTATTGGGTGCCTGCGTGCCAACTCCTCCGCCGCCATTTCCGTGCTCAAACTCATTTGCCATCAAACTCCCTTATTATACTTTCCAATTGCTTTACGCTGTACTTGGCCAGCCTACCATCGGGTCCGTGCTCCTTGCCTTTGCCATTAAAGAAGCCTGTCTCTTCAAGTATATGTCTCGCCACGTCGGTCGAGACCTTCGGGTTCAGCTTGAGAAACCTCGGTTCGAGAGCCATGTCGTAAACTCTTACAGCCTTTGCGAGCAGTGCCTGCTTCGCAATGGACAAGTCGTCCTCCATCTCGACGGCCAAGTGGTGTACTCGTCCCCTGAAGTCCGCGGCCCGCCTCTTCTTAACCGCCGGTGGCTTTCCGTTCACCAATAACCTTATCCACTCTGCACTGGCCCCCTTTACTCCATCCAACATTCTCGCCGCCTGCGAGGCCGTCCGGTACATCGCAAGATACTGCGCGACCATCTCGTCCGTCTTATTCGCGAGGGGCTTGCTCACCGGAGGATATTCGTAGCATTGGGTTACAAGATCCGCCATAACCGGCCCCCGAAGTTTATCCTAATTATTATTAATCCTATCATATGATCTATTATACATCATGGGGGGCCTGCTGGGGAATGCTTTGGGCTTCGCCGCAGAAAAATAACCTTTTGGGCTCCTGTGGCGGCCCGTGTGGCTCCGTGATGACTAGCCTAGGCTAAACGTATAGGCTAAACAATACAGCCAATCCTGGCTGGTTTCTGGCTTTTTAGAGATTATACATAAACCTGCATACAAATATAAAAAAACAGGCCCCTTCACAGAGATGGCTGCTGCCTCCGGTCGGGGGCCTAGTCTGCGGAGAGATGCGGACTAAGTAGGCGTGGCTCCTTTAAAGAAAACACTCCAATTCAACTATGACGGCAGCGGCCATTTACGCCTACACTCCACATCAGCCCCCGATATGGGCCTCGTATGCTCGGTGAACGAGTGCTTCTTGGCGCCGAATGCGCTGGCTATAGCAGTGGCCAGGTCATCTATGTTCACTCCTAACTCTTTACGGCTCGACAGATCAAACCGACAATAACTCCTTTCTGGACAAGTATGAATTACGATGCTGCCCTCCTCGAGTATGGCCGTAACCATAAGTCTATTGCCTTTGTCTTTATGTGACAGAATTTTGATGGTCTTAAAATCGAGTATGTCGCGCACCATCTCCACTATAGCGATGACGGTTCCTGGATGGTAAATATAGGTGGTATATCCACACATGTCAATGAGCAGTTCACGGCTTATTACGTCTAACATGACTTCACCTCCGTCAGCGGATACATCTCCGTGAGGTAGTCCTCGACGCAGTTCGGGCATACGTCCACCTTCCCGTCCTCCGGCGTCCGTAGCACTTGCTTGATTCTGCCGTTCCACGGGCGGTACATGCTGAACCTCTTGCCGACGGCCATCTCCATTTTATGACCGCACCTCGTACATAAGACTTCCACAGTCTTTGTCATTGCTCTCCCTCCTTCGCGGCCTTTTCCTCGGCCGCCTTAAGTATCTCCGTCAGCTTACCTATACAACACCTAAGCGAACAGAAGCTCGCGTACTTGGTTGATGACGCGCCCCTGTCTATCTTGACGGCCACACGTATCTGCCCTATTCTCTTGCCGCAGTTGGCGCATATCCTTTTCATGTCCTATCCCCCCTCTTGACATTCCCGCACTTGTCGCACGTTACGTACAAATTACGCCCACAAAACGGGCAAAACTCAAAGTTCTTGGTCAAGTCGACATAGTCACCGTCTAGCATGACCGCCTTGATGGCCTCTATCTTCTTGAAACAGTCGCACCTGCCGTTAACTTCTTCTATAGCCATGGTTTCACTCCTTCCCGTCGACTGCCACGAAGCCGGCATCCTTGAGATATTTCCAATTGTCGTACGTTTCCGAACTGAGTCTGTCTGACGTCCTCTCGAGGTCAGCTACTCTTCTCTCTATTAGCGCGGTCTCCTTGACCTGCAGCCTGAGCTCCATAAGGCCGATGCAGACGGCCACCACGCAGCTGACCACGGCCATAATGAGCGCCACGCCGACGAAGTTAACCG